ATGCAAAGGCCGTCAAATTGGCCGATTTGGGTTTTACGTACAGCTACGAAAGCGACGCATTCAGAACGGCCCAGGAGCTGAATATTTTCCATTTTTCGGCGGCCAAGGATATCGCCGAAATTCAACAGCTAAACGAGCTTTATCGAAAAAGCAAAACTTTCGACGAGTTCTATAAGCTTGCTTCGGAGAAAGTTGACGTGTTTAATAAAGTGTGGCAACGTACCGAATACCAAAGCGCCACGCTCATAAGCGAAGCCACAAGCACCTACAACCGGCTGAAAAGCAAAACGAACATTTTTCCGTACTGGAAATACAAAACGGTGGGCGATAGCAAGGTGCGCGACGAGCACCGCCGCCTCGATGGTTTGATCCTGCATCACACGGACCCACGGTGGAATAAAATTTTTCCACCGAACGGGTGGAAGTGCCGTTGCTACGTTGTTGGCGTGATGGCGCACGAGGTGGAAGGCGTTGACATTGCGGCCAACCAAAAGGCGTTTGATGACTATCTCGAATCAACCGACTTTGCAACCGCCAAAGCAAACGGTTTCGGAGCGAATCGCGCGATGAGTGCCAACATTTTCGCCGAGAACCAAATGTACATTGCAAAGTTTAAGGATCAATCAAGCAAATGGTTGAAGAATGTGAACTATCGCACGTACAATTTAGGATCGTTCGAAGCCAACCGCAAGAACGCGGGTGAAATGCTTACACGCTTTCAAGGTGGTTTAAACGAGCTTGAAAAGCTGTTGAAAACCGAAAACGGACGCACGTTTGCAACCGACTACCAAGGGCGAAACATCGCGCTCGACGTAGAGAAATGGAAGCGCATTCACGCCTCGCAGCTCAACGAGCGTTTGCAGTACACCAACGCCGCGCTGGCCGCTCTCAAGGCTCCGGATGAGGTGTGGGTAAACGCACAGCAAGAAGTGTACAGGCTTACCGAAAAACTTGTGCAAAAAGCCACGGCCGCGCGCAAAGCGGTGCCCGTTAACAAGCTTAGTCAGTACGTTTTCCTGAAGTATTACAAGGATGAAACTATCTGCGTAATAGCCAACATACGCGATGGCAATGTGTATGAAGTTGTGACCTGGTTTCCGGTTGTGGAAAATGCTGCCAATGCGGCCAAGTTTCGAAGCGGTCTATTAATCAAATCGCCAAAGCCATGACAATCGATGACCTTTGTAACAAACTCGACGGCTTCAGCGCCGGAATAAGCCGCGACGTGCCCGACATTGTTGCCGAAACGGCGGTAGAGTATAGCAAGGAAGCATTTACCTCAAAGTCTTACGACGGGCGACCATGGGAGCCAGCACGCACACCCAAAAAAACGGGTTCGCTGCTGATCGAGTCGGGTGCGCTGGTCAACAGCATCGACGTTGCGAAGGTGACACCAAACGAGGTAGTGATTTCGGCAGGCAACAGCCGCGTAAAGTACGCACAAGCGCACAACGAAGGGCACAAGGGCGTGATCTCAATACCGGCACACACGCGCAAAGGAAAGCCCGTTGAAGCTCACACGCGCGAAATAGACATACCCGCGCGCCCCTTCCTGGGCGAATCGAGGGAGTTGCTAAAGGATATTAAACGCAGAATCGAAGGCTTCATGTCTTCATATTGGTAATTAAAACTTTAAAGTATGAACACAACACTATTTAAAAGCATTTGCGACCGCTTAGAAGCTGAGGTTTCAGCGCTCAGGTGGATCGACGGCGACATGGGCCAACTTGAAGACAATAGGCCTGGGCTTGCCTACCCGTGCGCGCTCATAGATATTACATACCCATCGTGCGCCGATGTGGATAGCGTCGATCAACAAATTAACGCCGACATTAGCGTGCGTGTGGCCTTCGATCCGCGCGGAGCAACGAACGCGGCCGTAAGCACCGAACGACGCGACGCGGCCTTATCGATGCTCGACACGCTTGAAGATATTCACCGCGCGCTGCAAGGATACACCGATGACTATGTGTACTCAAGCCTAAGCCGCTATAGCGCAATTCGCGAAAAGCGCGCGGACGGCCGCCCCGTGTACCGGATCGTGTACAAAACAACATTTTTGGACACCGCGCCTTGATCATCTTCCTGACGTCGGGAACACGATAAAAAAAAAGCCGCTGCAATTATTTTGCAGCGGCTTTTTTATTGGTATCCGTATTTTTTCAGAATTATTAACCGGTTCCTTCATTTTTTGAAACGGCTGTTTTTTCACTTTTAGAATGCTTTTTTATCCAGCTTTCGGCAAAGTCAATAAGTTCGCGATAGGCTTCATTGTACTTTTCGCCTTGATAGTCCGATCTGACACTTTCCGCATTACCCGCAAGTGCCATTGAAACCTGCCTCCATTTGAAAACATCAGAAGCTTTCATCACTGTCTTTTTCGTCTGCTGAATAGTACCCATATGAATAGTGCCCAAATTCATCAACGTCATTTTCCCAATTTTCGGGAACTGCTGATAAAAATTGACTTTTGGTGATTGGTTGCCCGTTGTAGAAATAATTGTACGTTTTCATTTTGTTCTTATTTTTAATTTATTAAACCATTGCCATGTATGAAGTTCCTTCGTATTTTGACTTTAAAGCTTCTGTTTTTTTGTCGCTGCCTGTTACTGTTGAGTTGTTAAAGTAAACATTGCTCATTAAAAAAGGTAGCATTGAAGCTGCTCTTTTAGCACTTTTAATATTTTGCATTTGCATGCTTTGAAGCACCTGAACCATAAAATTTTTCAAGGAAATACCGTTAAAAAATTCTTCGCTAGTTAGCTTGTTGTATTTGCTAATCACTTGTTCTCTGTTTTCGCTTAACCATGTTGTGAGTTCGAATGTTGCTTTCATTTTCTTTGTTTTTAATTACTCTACAAAGATACGCATTTACGTGTGTTACTTCCAAATGTTTTGATACTTTTTTTACGTGTTTGCGTATGTTTTTTTTCAAAAATTTTTGGGCACAAAAAAGCCCAGCATTGACGGTGCCGGGCTTAAGTGATGAATGTTAGACCTAAAACTATATAAACGTGTTTAAACTTTCAAACTCACTCTGTGATAAGTACACATGCCACCTTCTGTTTTGTTAAAAATTTCCTGCATTTTCATTTCATGATCTCGCGCGTGTGAATTAAAAACAAAAACCGAATCAGTTTGAAAATCTCGAATAAAACTGTTCATTCGATGACGCTCTCGCTGTCTCTGACCCTCGTCATAGTCCATCTTTTCAACATTAAAAAGCATGCGCAAATCTTCAATCTTCATTTCTTCGATAATTTCACAAGCAAGCTTTCTAATGATATACTCATCGGTTAAATTGTACCTTTCAATAGCCGATGCCAGGACTTTCGATTCCTTTGAATATTCCATATTACAATTCCTCCAACCTTATTAAATGCCACTTGTCATCCTTGCGCTGCATCGTGCAGTTGTACGTTGTTCGCACCATGGCGCCAAAGCTGTTTTGTGCTTCAAGCCAAAAGCTGAAGCTATACTTCGAGTCGCCCACTTCGGTTATCTCTACCTCATAGGCTTTCTGAAACTCGGCGCTGCTGGGCACCTTAAGCTGTTCTTTCACAATTTCGCGCGCATACACATACGCATCTTTTTTTTCTTGATCTTGTTCGGCCTGGTATGCCTCGGCTGGGTCGGGAAAAAGGGCGTTGTTAGCGGCTGGGGCGGCTACTATCAGCACAAACAATGCTACCACCACCCATACTGTAATTTTTAATCCTTTGCTCATAATTGTGTGTTATTTGTTAATGTTTCAAATTTAATCATTTCTCGTTAACTGCGCCCGTGCTTGCTTAATCTTCCAAGCCGGACTACCAACTTCTACGGCTTTTTCTTCAAACAGCCGTTCAATGTTCGTGAATTTCAAATACAATGCGTTCAGTTCGCAATTGCTGTGCATCCAGAATGATTTTTCGAAAGGGCTGCCTTTCTTCACCCAGTTTTCGAAATAATCGAAATTTGCATCAGATACCGGAAAGAAGCCCGTGCGCGCCGCAATGGCAATGATCTCGGCGCGCTTGGCCTCCTTTAGTTGCACAATGTGTGCGTACTCCGCCTGTAAGTCAATGGCTCCCGTTTCGAGCCCCTCAATGACGGTTAACACCTCGTCTTCAGTCATTTCGTTAATGTTAGCCGTACGGTGCGCCGTCAGCTCGTGCACCACATCCGCAATAAACAGCGGATGTGTCAGGTCTTTATCGCGAAACAATCGCAGTAGGCGTTCGGCGTTGGTCATTAAAACAAGCTTAATTGTTTAAACCTCATATGAAACAGCATCTCGTTCACTATTTTAACTATAGCCGGTTGCGTGAGGGTGAATACAGCGTCGGAATTATCGCGCATTATTGTTTTCGAAAGCCGTAGCTTTTGATCCTCCCACCAAAGAAACTCACCTTCTGTACCTTCAAATCCACGGCCACCGGCTTCGCTTACGTGACACGTTTCCCGGAACTCATTCCAATCAACCTGATTGTGTTTCATGATCCGATATCGGTTCTCACGACCCCCGAACCACATTTGCCACACACCACGCATTTCAACCGGTGCGTTTACAGGTAATAGCAACGGCTTTGGTTGCCCGTGTCGCTGATCTTCGTAACGCCACAATTCGAACGACGCAGCTGCCACCTTAGCGCAACGCGGGCAGCAGTGATATGTAGGTATTGCACCCTTTCCCTGTACAAGCACAACGCCGCCGTAGTAGCCAAGCCCGTTGCCTTCGTCGATCTCTCCGCATGTCTCGCACTTCAGCTTTTCGCCTGCCTCTTTTTTCATGTAAAAAGTGCTGTAAAAAAAGAACGGGAAAAAGTGCTGATTCTCGGGCTTCATTGCTTCATTAAACATGACTGAGCATGTTGTTTGAGCTTTCATGAGTTCGAATTGATGCGATGCGTTCATGTTAAAACAATTTAGGTTGTTGTTTAACTGTTGTTTCAACACTCTTTAAAAGCAGGTCATCAACCTTCCTTTCTGCCTGTTTGCAGAGCGATAAGATTGCTCCGCTTCGCTCTTTAAAGTAGCGTATCTGAAGCTTGCGCATCTCGCGCACGGCTTCGGTAAATTCGGTGTTATTCATTTTCTTCAATGTATTTTTTCGCTTCAGCATCAAAATCAGCATCAAACTTCGCAGCCTCGGCGGGTGAGTAGTCGTTGAGCATTGCACGATAGGTACAGTAAGTTTCCCTCACATTGCTGTAAAATTCAGCAGAATCGTCGGGTGGCAATCCTGCAAAAAAATCACAGAAACATTCAACTTCGTTCATAGTTAATAGTTTAAGTCTATCAATTTTTTGCTGCAATGTAATTTCGTTCATAATCGTAAGTTTTTAATTGATTTAATCTTCAAGCTCCCAGCCTTCACAACCGCCGTCTTCAACCGCGTCGAGCACATCTAACCCCTTTGTGCAACTGTTCTTAAATTCATACGCATCAGGCTCAGCATGTTTACAACTTAAGCACGATTTGCGCGCCGGGTTTGCAATACATTTAACCTCGTGCTCCTGCACTTCCATAGCATCGTCGCCAAAATAGGCGCAAAAATCACACTTATAAACTGGTTTCATAATCGTAAGTTTTTAATTGATTTAAAAAGGCGGCCGCGGGCTCTGGTTAAGCCGCAAACGGCCACCGAATAAATAGTTCATCTATCTTTATACGCTCAGGTAATCGTCAATTAAATCCCAATGACCAGCGCCCCCAATAAGGGAACGGTCATCGATGATGTACGTTGCGAAAATCTTGCGAGTATCGCCGTACTTTTTAATTATGGCAGGATGATTTTCATTCACCAAGTCAAATTCAATTCCGTTTGCCTTCAGAAAATCAACGGCTTCTTGCAGCTTTTCGCCCGTGCGGCAGGTGTTCAATATTAGAAAGTAATCCTTTTTCAAGCGGTTGATAACTTCAACCGCATCTGGCTTTAGCTCCCCAATTTCAGGGTACTTGTCCTCTACGATTGTGCCGTCGAAGTCAATCGCTAGGATGTCGGGAATGTTACTCATCGCCACCCTCGCTTTCTTCGTCGTTTTCAAACACCACCCCTTCAGGTCGTTCGCCTGCAGGCAACTTGGCCGCGGCAGCCTCAAGGTCGTACGGAAAAACATCCACAATGGTCGATTCAACAAGTCCCACAACGCGGTAAGGTACGAGCATGTAGCTCAAGCCGTTTTCAAGGTTTTCAAGCGCTTGTTTCGCATCATCGCCCATCACGAGCATGTATTGCGACGTTTTCTTTTCGCGTCCAGCCTCTTCATCGATGGTGACAAACTGTATTCGTGCCTTCCACCAGTACTCCCCGTGCGTATCGGCCAACACCTCCGCAATAGCCGAGGCTTTGATCGATTTGACGGCGAAAGCCCCCTTAGTAAGCTGCTGGGCCTTTTCGTACATGCGCGTTTCGGCATCGGTGTAACTTACAGCGTCAAGCAAGTAAACGTCGTTGCACTTGCGTTCGTAACCCGCTTGATCAATCTTTATAAAATTCAATTTACATTCAAAATAAGTATTCATAATTGTAAGTGTTAAATGATTTTATTCTGTTTTTGTTTGCTCCGGGTTTTCGGCCGCCTTGGGCGGTACCCTGTGTATTAATTTCAATTCCAACAAAGCCTCTAAAAGGCTCACTTCGGTATGTTTTTCGTGCTTGCACACGCCTGTACTGTGGCAGTTTGGGCATGGTTGCCGTGGGCTCGAAGTCCCACGACACCAGCTGCACTGCCTTGTTACATACGTCACGCGCTTCACGCGGAAATCAACCCGCTCCTGGTCCTTCGGTTGTTGATCGCTCATCGCTCATCATTTCAATCGTTTCATTCACGTCGCGCGTCACTTTCTCTATGTTTCTAAGTAAGTTGCGCATCAACAACACCGCCGTTACTGTCGTGCTCACCGCTACGATGACCCAACCGACCACGAAAAATGTCATAGCGACGAAAAATTAAGATCAATCGCCTCGTACTTGCCGTCCTCGTTTTTGATTGAAATGCGGTGGTACTTCTTGCTGAAGTGACGGCTTGCGCCTTTTTCAATCGCGTCGAGCGCGGCGTGGAATGCAGGGTATTTTGCCGCATCAACACGGGTGCGATACTTAACCAAGCCCATCACCTTGTCGGTGTCCAGCGCGCCCTTGGCGGTGCTGAATGCGTCTGCAATAATTTCGCGAATCATCTGATCAACACCCGAGGCCGTTGTAGCATCCGAAAGAAAGCTATCAAAATGATCCTTTGCAATGATGATCATTGCATCGTCAAATACAATCTTTTCCTGCACACTTGCTTCAATTTTTGTCGAGCGATCAAAGTTGTAGAAGGTGAAATTACCCTTGTAGTTCTCACGTGTTTTGCCGCCATTTTCCTCGATTGTAGCGTTCAATACTTCGGTAGCCGCTTCGGTTACTTCTTCTTTCAACTGCCGCATGATCTCCTGTACCTTGAGTGCTTTCTTCACAAGCTTCTCACACACGCTTTCTTTCAATTTCTCACTCTTAGTGATGCGGAAGGCGGGAATCGTAATACCATTCTCATCCGTCCACGCTTTTCTTGCTTTTTTTTCTTCTTTTTGCATGATTTAATTATTTAAAATGATTTGTTTTAATTCTCTGTTTATCAATTCTTCAGCAGGCCGCCACAGGCCGTCAGCATCGCGGCCTTGCAGCTGGTCGAATGTGTATTCCCTCATCACGGGGCCAGAGCTATAAAACCCTGTTTGAGTTTGTACTCGGGTTTCGAAGCCCCGGTTGTGCAGAAAATCCTTCATTTCTGCATCGGTTAAGTGTACTTTAATTTCCATACTACTCTGATTTAAAGTCTGCTAATTTTTTGAGGATTAATTGCAAAGGCCGGAAGCCAGCCGGTTACGTCGGCCTCGTTGCAATCGCCACCAATGCGCCGTTTGGTAAATTCAATCTTCAACACTACGCTACTCATTTCGCGCATGGTTTCAAGGCTTCGGTCGCCTGCTAGTTGCTTCGCTTCAATCTCCATTCGTTTCGTTTCAAGCTTTTGCAGCTTAATTTGCAAGCTGCGCACAAGCTCGCGTCGGTTTGCACAATCATTTTTTTGCATATCAAATATCTATTTCGGAGTTTTGAACTGCCTTGTCGTACAACCGCTCGTTCACGGTCACTATCTTATTACTAGCTGTTGTGATTTCAATATTGAAGATGTCGCAAATCACACGGCTTGGAATCACCCTAAATTCCTTTGAGTATTGGTAGTTCACTGACCACCACGCCCAAAATTTCGGGCTGGTTTCAATGGTCTTCAGCCACTCGGCAGCGCTCATTTTAGCCGCTGTTGGGTCGTTCAGTAGGTTGCGAAACTGAACCGAAGTGAAAACCCAATTCTTCATCTTCGCTTTAAGTGTTTCAAGGTATTCGTAACCAGCTTCGTATTCTTTTGAAGCTTGTTTAATTTCATACTTAGTTAGTTTTTTCATCTATTTTCTCTTTTTGTTTTTGTTTAATACCGAAAGCTCTTTTTTTGCATTCATGCACATGTATTTACGAAAGGTCTCGTAGCTGATGAAGGGCGGCATGTTGTAAACCACATTGTCGTACACCCACTTAGCCGAAACGCCTTTCTTTTTGTAGCGTAAAACCAAGTCCTGAACGTACACTACTCGCCTTAAGTAGTTTTCACCGTGCGCCGCCATCAGTTCATGTAGGTTAAGGCTTCAAGTTCCTCGGCTGTGAATTGATCCACGGCCTTGAAATCTTTCTGCTTGTTTAAAAAAAGGTAGTACACGTTTCTCAGGCGGTCAACCGGTATTGCGTTGTAGCTGTTGTGCCCGGTGATGCGGCAAGCAATTGCTTTTATTTTAGCCGCGTTCGATTCCTGACCCGTTTGCGTCAACCAACCACCAATAGAGGCCATTGCGCGCTTGCGCCACGTGTCGGCCTTCTTGATGTCGGGATTAACAATTGCTTCCAACTTCGTACACACTTCATTTAATTGTGTGTTGGTAAGGTCTACGCTGCTTTCAACGCCGTACGCGGCTAGCAACTCAATGCGGTCATCGCGCTCCATGCGCAATTTTCGGCAAAGTGCGTGGTACTTCTTTGTAAGTGCCTCGCGTTGTTTCGATTCTACTGCTTTCATTGTACATTCCCTTTCTGTAAATCTTCAGCTCCCCAATACATTTCGCTCAATTCGTCGTTAATGACGATTTCGCCTTGTGCCTTCGCGTAGCGGCTGACGACAAAGGCTTTCAATCCCACAACTCGCACGTAAACCTTTGCCAATCGCTTAGCCGTTTGCGCGGCCGCGGGGTAGGGTAGTTTCCGCTCCTCGTGTGCTACGAAAATCAAAAGCTTGTTGGGTAGCAAGTCTGTCAGTTGTTTGCGGATGTTCAAGCCGCTTAGTTCATCTTTGTAAATCAGCAGATTGTCAATAAAGATGATATCTGGTGTGCGCGGTTTCGAAAATTTTTCAACGATTTCCGAAACGCCTAGGTAGTCGTTCCAAAGTATGCGGGTGTCGCAGGTAATACCCGCCCGATCCATCGCGGCCTGAAAGCTGTCTTCAAGGCCTTCCTCTGCACTGATGTAGGCTATTTTCTTCTTTTCGGTAGCGGCCAACTCGCGCGCCAAAGTCAGCACAAACCAAGTTTTTCCGTTTTTCTCGGCTCCGTAAATAAGCCAAATCCCACGAGCTTCAGCGGGTCCAATGGCCTGAGAAAGCAGCTCGCTCACAAATTCCACACGTCTGAACGACTTCTTGTCGAATACGTTTTTGGTGGTGAGGCTGCGAGGTGTTTTAAAATCTTCCATGGCTTTAGCGGCTAAGGATTAACAATGATTCGGCACGGCGCAAGCCGCCAATGTTGCCAAATTCGTCTTCGGTAATGCACTTGTTTACAAGTTTGCCAAGGTCTTTATGGTCGTCCATATTGGCAGCCACAACCGACTGAACTAGCGCCTTGTAAAATGCGTATCGATCTTCTTTTGCGTAGGGTACAATGTGCCCAAAATTTGAGCTGAATCGGCTGAATATAGCTTTGTAGCTAGCTCGTTGGCTTTTCATACCACGTTGCCACTTTTCGCGCATGGCTTCGTCGCCTATCAAGTACCAACCACAACAGCCTTCTGTGCCGTTCCAAAAACGTTTAATCAAAATGAAGGCTGGCAACGGTAAGTCGCCCGGATCGTCAAATATCACGATAGGGCTTTCGATCATTCGTAGGTAGTAGATGATGTTTTGTTCAATGTCGTGAAGTGTGCCCACATTGTCAAGGCCTAACGTCTTCGCAAACGTGCGAATCAATGCGGCCTTGGTGTCGCACATGGCGCAATCGATGTAGAAACAGTTCTTGATTTGACGGCTCAACGTGCGCGCGGCTACCGACTTGCCGATTTCGTTCTTGTCAACAAAGATCATCGCCTTCGAATTCTCCTTGCAAAAAAGGATATCCTCCTCAATCTGATTAAACACTTCGGTGCGAACGATTTTCCACGGGCGTGCATTGGTGCTTACTTCAAGCTTGCGCGCAATTTGCAACCACTTCTCGTCCTTCAGTATCTGCTTGCGTTCGCCGTTGTTTATGCGACTCCAAATCGCACCGCTCAACCCGTGGCGGTTGGCAAATTGGCCGTCAGTGCCTTCGTAATTTGCGCGGTCTGCTTTCAGCGCGTCTACAATTCGTTCCTTAAATTCATCTGTAATTTGCAGCATAATTATATTGTATTAATTGGTTAAAATCGATCTGATAAATTGCGTTTAAACGCCCTTTCAACGGGTTTTAAATCGGCTTCCACTTCCACCACGTCTTCAAAAACTTCAGCAGGTTCGAAGCGGTGTTCAGCAGGCTTGCGAAGCCCTGGCATTTGAAAGCGCTCGTTCAAAATTTTCGGGCGGTTGTCAATCACGGTCACTTTGTCAATTGCTTTCACGCGGCTGTTGATGTAGCCAGTAATTGAGGCTTGATATTTCGACATGAGTTCTTTAGCTGCTTGGTCTTCGGGTGTTTTCTCAACGTTCGATCGGTTGTAGACTGGTTTCGGCAACGCCTCGCAGATATATCTATCCGTGCCACGTTCGTAAACAAGGGCTTTCAATACCTGTCCGTCGTTGCCGTTTAACCAATAAACATCTATTTCCTGACCTTCAACTACTTTAGCCAGTTCTATCAATCGTGTGCTAAAAGAAATCTCTCCATTTTCGCCAAGCAAGAACTCTTTTTTCTGAAGGCGAATGATACCAGTATTGCAGCTCGTTTCTTCCTTGAATCCAAGTTGTTGAATAAACGCGCGCCAGTTCACTGGGCGTTGTTCCTTGCTTTGATCTTCAATAAATACATCCCATCGGCTACGGCCTTTGAAATTGGGATGCTCGGCGTTGTTGTACGTCCAAATAGCCTCCAAACATTGCTCTACGATCTGATCGTAAGGGATCGCGGGTATTTTAACAGGCCCCAATTCGTTCGCCTCGCTGCGTGCGTCGTGGCGTGGAATCCATCCCTCGAATTGCTTTTCGTAATCGTAGCGGAGTATCCCGTTAATGGGCTCGATGCGCTTGCTTCGTGCCGAGTTGGCCGAAATGTGAACCTTTTCGAACATCGCACCCTCGCGAAGGAAGGTATCTTTAAATGAGCTGTTCAACGAACTCTCGGCCTCCAGCTCGCGCGGCAAGCTGATGCCCCATTGCACGTAGTTGCGAACCAACTGACGGTAGAAATCGACAATGATGCCTTCTTTAGTCAAGCCGTAAACCCATACGGTAATTGCCAAACTGTGAAGGTCAACGCCGTTGTAAAACCAAATGCGGTTCCCGTTTGCCATTTTGAAAGGTGGCTGCCGGTCATCAATCGAAATCATCGAGCCGCTGAACTCAGGCGCTTTAAATGAGTGATAAGGAACGAAACGGCCCATGTGTTTCTGGCGGTCGCCACTGCGTAGTGTGTGCGTTCCTGTTTTGTTTTCCCACTTAGCCAAGTAGTTCGTAATTGTAGAGGTTGACAATCGTTTGAAGTCGGCGGGGTTGTATTCCTCTCCCGTGTCGTTGTTGATCACCTTCACATAGCCATCCAAGAAGCCTTCGTACACGCGGGCAATGTCGGTTGCGGTTGGTTTTGCCTTCGTATCGGCAAACATGCAGTTAAGTAATTGTATCGTGTCGGCGTCCACCTTGCGCGCCGCGCTATTTCCGTAGTTCTTGTGAATGAAAAACGCGTAGTCGTAGCCCGTTTTCTTCCATTCGTTCAATTTGCGGCGCAAGCTTGCTGTATTCTCGGGCAAGGTGTGAGGCTCCACATCTTTAAATCGGTTGCACTCGGCCGCAATGATGCCCCAAATATCCGTCACGCCGCCGCCCATACTTTTTCTGTAGTTGTAGCGATTGGTGTACATCCGCTCAACCGTCGCAAGCACGCTTGCATTGAGCGTGTATTCCTCAATCTTCAAATCGCTTTGAATCGGTGTGCCGTCGGGGAATTTGAAACCCAAGAAAAAATCGAAAGCTTTCAAATCGCGGAAATACAAGCGCTCAAACCAACCCTTTTTAAG